GTCTTTGAAGGCGCCACGGCTGACGACTATGAGACAACCCTTACGGTCACAGACCCAACCGCAGACCGAACGATTACCCTTCCAAATGCAACGGGTACGGTTGCGTTGACTGAAAACAAGTTGAGCACGTTTGCTGCGACATCGTCCAGCGAACTTGCTGGTGTCATTTCTGACGAGACAGGCACTGGTGCGTTGGTATTTGCCAACACCCCAACCCTTGTCACGCCAAACATTGGCGCGGCGACTGGTACAAGCCTTGTCCTTTCTGGAGATTTGACGGTAAACGGAACGACTACAACGGTAAACTCGACAACCGTAACGGTCGATGACAAGAACCTTGAACTTGGCTCTACGGTAACCCCAACGGATGCTGGCGCTGACGGCGGTGGTATTACTCTTAAGGGCACCACGGACAAGACCATCAACTGGGTTGATGCAACTGACGCGTGGACCTTGTCTGAGCATGCTGACCTTGCCAGCGGCAAGGTATACAAGATCAACAACACAGAAGTCCTTAGCGGGACAACCCTTGGCAGCGGAGTCACTGGTTCAAGCCTGACCTCCGTTGGAACAATCGCCACGGGTACCTGGAACGGCACTGCCATCGCCTTGGCGAATGGTGGTACGGGCGCAACGTCTGCCTCTGCGGCACGCGATGCCCTTGCGGAGAGCGGATTTAGTCTTCCTCGAAAGAAGAGCGGCACCGCCACCTGGACCGCTGGTGAGGCTAAGGCAGTCACGCACAGCATTGGCACCAAGGACGTCACGGTAGCCCTGTACGACTCAACAGACGCGCTAGTCTTTGCTGACGTGGTCACCACCAGCACGAGCGTAGTCACCGTCACAATCAGCCTCGCAGGCGACTATCGCTGGGTTGTAATCGGGTAATAGTTACTAAAGAGAAATACCCCCTGTTGCAAATACGGCAGCAGGGGGTATAATCTTTTTATGCCCAGGTTTATAAGCACCCTAAAGAACGCAGAACTAACCTCAGACCCAACCGCGGATGAGGGCACTTTTTATTACAATAGTTTTACAGATGAGTTAAAGTTGAAGAACTCATCTTCCTGGGCTGCCTTAGGGTCTGGCACAACGATTGAGATGCCAACGGGGTCAATTATCATTTGGGTTGGCTTACCTGGGAATCGCCCAACTGGCTGGCTTAACTGCCAAGGCGTTGCCGTATCTCGATCAACATATGCTGACCTTTTCGCTGTGATTGGGACATATTTTGGGGTTGGCGACGGCTCTACCACATTCAACCTTCCTGACTTTCGAGCCCTATCTCTTGTTGGCGCGGTAAGCGCAAACGCAGGCGTTGCAGTTGGCAACACTGCTGGCGGAAAAGTCTGGACCTACGGAACTGCTGACCCCTTTACTGCCCTTAGCCATTCAACAGACACATGGGCTCATACACATACCTTTAGCGACAATTCTCAGGGCTCACATACGCATGCTATTGACCACGCCACCAGTACATCGTTCAGTAGTTCCACGGCATTGCCAGGGCACACGCACACATACGTCGCATCGACGTCATCTACAGGTCACGCGCATACGGTTGGAGACCTTGGGACATCTACTGGAACAATTGGCGTGCGTAACACTTCAGCGACAGAACCCGCCGCAACCTCAAGCCACACCCACACAGTTGCAAATGTCTCTGGGGGAAATGCTCATACCCACAGCGTTACAGAAGGGTGCTCTACATGCAGCGGTCATAACCATTCTTATACTGGGTCAACTCCATCATATACTGGCACCTCTGGTAGCAATGGCGCACACACCCATGGCGGGTCTATGACAGCAGACGGTACTGCCTCGCACGATCACAGCGCTCATTCTGCAAATCGAGCGCGAGTTCATTATCTGGTGAAAGCATGACCCAGGTTCTTTCAAGCATTAAACTTCCAGTTTCAACTCAGGCAAATGTTGAGACAGCCTACTCTTCTGAGGGGCTGATCTATTATGATAGCGTCAATCAAAAGGTTCGATACCATGATGGGACGTCATGGGCGGATCTTGGATCTTCAGGAACTTCAGAAATGCCTACTGGAACGGTGCAGCCGTGGCTTGGCGCGTCTGCCCCATCTGGCTGGTTGATTTGCAACGGTCAGGCGGTTTCTAGGTCAACCTATAGCGGACTGTACGCAATCATTTCTACCAGATTCGGAACGGGTGATGGCTCAACGACCTTTAACGTTCCTGACCTTCAGGGCTACCAAGTCGTTGGCGCACCTGGTCTAAGTCTTCTTGGCGATATTGACAACACGTCAACGTTCCGCCAAGGGTCTATTGATGCCAAAGAAATTGCTGCTCACATTGGAGATGCCGCTAACCACTCTCACTCGCTAACGTACACGGCGGCGGCGGAAACTGAACACAGCAATACGCATTCGCATTCCGCGACGGTCTCAGAGACTACGATCACGAACGCGGCACATACATATTCAGACACATCTAATAGCGGGCAAAGCCACGGTCATACCGCATCCGTAGCAACTGGGGCTGGTCTTACCTCTAGTTCCTCTACGTCGACCAGAGCGTCTACGGCACATGCCCACCCAGCCCCAAGCGTATCTACAGGAGATACTCATAGCCACACAGTAAGCACGTCTTCGTGGTCTGCCCACGCAGCACACAGGCATAGCCCAGTCTTTGATTTGTCTACATCCAGCAATACCTCAGGGGCTTCCCCAGCAACACACAACCATACAGCGACACCATCAAGCGATGGATCGCACACGCACACGGATCACTCTTACAAAGCCTATATGGCTCACTACATCATTAAGGCGGCATAACATGTCAGTAAATTTCGTTTCTCCGCTTGGGCTACCAGTCGCAGACAGCGACCAGGCAAGCAACATTGGTCAAATTTATTTCAATACAACTACTAAGAAAATCAGGGTATATAAGAGCACGGGATGGGCAGACGTGGGCGGCGGCGCTGCTGTGGCTGCGGGGAAACCTGGCATGGTTACGTCATGGGCTGGCGCTCACAGCAATGTCCCGTCTGGTTGGATTCTCTGCAATGGAGACGCGGTTTCTCGAACAACGTACGCAAATTTGTTTGCGGTCATTGGGACAAAGTATGGTGTGGGTGATGGCACAACAACGTTTAACTTGCCAAACTACGACAACTATTGGCTTATGGGTCCATCTAATGCCCTTGGTGCCGTTGCGCCAGATCCATCAGGCGATGCCTCTAACTGGGTTGCAACAACTGGCACGTCTTTCTATGAGTCATTTAGCCACTCAACTGATGGCGCACACTCTTCTCACGTCGCAAGCATGACACCTGCGGGGAGCCATTCCCACACTGGAAGCCACTCGCACAGCACTACCTCTGGCACAAGCGGGAGCAGCGGGGATGGGAGCCACACCGTGGACGGGGTGTTCAATTTTGCGGGATCAGCGCATACGCACTCAATTACAAGCGGGGCAAACACCGCCTATGCAAACATCTTTTTCACTTCTGGGGTTTCTGTTTCTGGTGGAGGGCATACCCATGTTGTTTCCCTTGCCTCAGCAGGATCGTCGTCAAATCACGTAGTCACAACCACGTCATACACTGGACCAGCAGCCCACCCCGCCCATACCCACACTGGGGCATCTGCCACATCAAATACCAGCGGAGCGCCTGCCTCAAATGAAAATCACTCCCATACGTTATCTGCCCCTGGAAGCAGCGGCGGGCATGCGCACGCAACGCATGATCCAAAGTCGCAAAAGTTGTATTACATAATCAAGACATAGGAGGAAGCATGACACAGCGCTTAATCAACATTGCTATTAACTTTGAGGAAGAGGACGAAGAGTCCGTAGCGGCAGCCATTGCTGCCAAGTTTGGCGGAACTGCTAGCACCGTGAAAGATGCGGTAGATGTAATCGCCGCCAATCTTGAGTTAATTGACGGAGCGCATGTCCCCCACTGGTCGTGCCCAGAACAAGGGGACTGGATGACGCAGCAGGAAGAACTTGGAAGGCTATGGGCGATAATCGACCAGCATCAGTACGACTGCTGCCACCAGACATCAGAGCCTCCAGTGGGCGCTACTGATTTCGTAAGGGGCGAATGCCCGCCTGCCCACAACTGCAAGGTCTGCGCGGCGACAATCGTCTAGTAGATTTTTTCGCTCTTTACTTCTTGGCTGCGGCTGAGAAGATGGGGCAATGGCAGTCAAGAAGCAGCAATCAGGGAAAGAAAAGAAAGCCGCAAGGCTTACTAAGCACGTCTGCTCAAAGTGCGGTAACGCAATCTTGAGCGATCAGTTGTTCAACACGCTCTCTATTGAATACCCGCACGGGAACTCAAAGAGCGCACGAACATGGGTGTGGGCACACAAAGCACGCTGCGCGTAAGGGGCATTTTCTAGCAGATTCGCTGCGTATTGATACACTAAGTTCAACAACTATAATCTATGCGTGAACAAATTCCTTGTTACTGCTTGTTGCTGGCTCCTCGTTGTTTTTACCTTTGCTGTTACTGCCACGGTGCGCGGCGTGGAGAACAACTACGTAGATCGAACGCAAGACTTCTGGGTCAACCTCCCTGCGGACGGAGAACTGCACCTGTGGACTGACCTTTGCGACGACACCACGTCTTCATGGTGCCCTGGCACAGTTGATTCCATGTTGTGGCTGTACGACGGCAACGGCACGCTTATTGCCGCAAATGACGATTCATTCACCGATCACACAGGTGGATATTCCCTTGCCTCTACAATCCGCATCTCACTGCTGGCTGGCGATTATCGAATTCGCGCTGGCGTCTGCTGCGGCGACCCAACGGCTGATCGCTTTAACGGCAACCACTACTACCTAATCAGCAACTTTTCGATTGAGTTGGCTCCTGGCACTCCGTCCGCCACGTGGACTCCTACGCCCCAACCTACCCCCACGCCAGAGCCAACCCCAACGCCCACGCCAGAGCCAACCCCAACGCCTGTTCCAACCCCGTACCTCAATGCCCCAACTGGCTTGATGGTGACCGTGTACACAGACGGCAACGTCTATCTAACATGGAACGCGCCAGAGTCAAGTGGGACTGGCATTGAGCGATATGGCGTGTTCTGGACTACGGGCGAATTGAACGGGTGGGGCGCTGCGTCCACAGAGACCAATATGGGCATCGCCAGCAACGTCTTTGTCATTACGGGCGGCGTTGACCAAACGTACACATTCTGGGTAAGGGCTGACAACGATACGCTTAGCGTGTACTCGCCTTCCTCAGGCGCGGTGTCCGTCTTTGTTCCTGCCCCGCCGCCACCAACCCCAAGCCCAACCCCTACGTCAACCCCTGAGCCAACGCCGTCTCCAACCGTGGAGCCGACACCAAGCCCAACGGAGGTACCGCCAATTGAGCCGACACCAGAACCTACCCCAGATCCAACCCCAGAGCCGTCACCGTCTGCCACACCTCGACCGACGACCACGCCCGTCCCGTCGCCAGTGGCTACTCCAACAGAGTCCCCTACTCCTAGTCCCACTCCTGTTCCTTCTGTTGAGCCAACAGAGTCCCCTGTGCCGCCTTCCGTAGAGCCAAGCCCGTCGCCAAGCGACGAGCCACCTGCCGTTATCGAATTTGCTGGTGAGGCTGCCGCAGTCGTAGGTGAAGCGGTCGCCGCTGTTGCAGAGGCTGCGGCTGAGGCGGTTAGCGCCGTTGCGGACGCTGCTGGGGAAGCAGTTGACACCGTTGCCAAACTTGGCGAAGACATGACGCCTGAGGAGCGCAAGCAGGCGCAAGAGGCAGTTGTCCCTGCTGTCATCGTTACCCAGATTGCTAGTTCCGTAGCCACAATCGCCGCTGCTGGACGACCAGCGGGTGGCGGACCAGCCCCAACTGGCGGCGGTGGCGCTCCAGCAGGAGCCCCAAGCGATAGTTCAAAATCATCAAATAGGAAAAGCCAGAAAGGAGGTAAAAAGTGAAAGGAAAGATCATCGCTGAACTTGTCTCGACGTCATGGACCATTCTAGGTATGTTCGTAGCATGGGTCGTTCTTGAAGGTGAGGCAAAGTCCGTCGTAGGGGTTTCGCTCCTCCTGGTGATTGCAGCGTGGGCTGTAACAATGCCGCTACGCCTGCGAGACTGATTATTTGCGCCCCTCCGTCTGGTCTGCTAAGATCATCGGAGGAGGTGCAAGATGGAAGATCAAAGCAACGCACTGTTCGAAAAGATTGGGCGCATGCTCATGGACCTTGAGTTCCTTATGACTGAGCGCCAAGCCTTGATCAAAGAGATCAAGGAACTGAAGGACAAACTCGCGGAGAAAGAAACCCCAGCGAATGGCTGAGGAGATTCTTGAAAAAGCGCGCAGGATGTCTACCACGGGCAAGCGGAAGGTGTTTAATTCCCTTCTGAAAAGAGCCTTAAAAAGGAAGGGCATCAGCGTTACCATGCTTGCTGAGCGCCTAGGCGTTCCCGCTGGTACGGTGCAGCACTGGTTCTACGGCGTGCACTTACCTCCGTCTAAGTACGGCGGACCCCTTGGCGATGCCCTAGATAACTCCACACTTGAAGCGTGGCTTGACACGCTCTATACCCATCACTGCTTAGTGTGCAAATGCATCTTCCGCTCTGAGGGCTTCAGTGGTCCAAGGAAATACTGCGGCGATGACTGCCGTCGCATGGCGGGAAAGATTGGGGCAAAGAACATCTCCGCTAAGCCCAGCAGGGATCGTGACCTTCTGGTCATCTACAAGCGGTCTGTTGCAGCCTTCTGCCACGAGTGCGCACGAAGCCCCCTCTGCCCCAATGCCAAGTGTGAACTGCGGGCAGCCAGCCCACTGAAGACGGCAGACGACATAGAACTAATGCGCCCTGTCCGTCGCCCAACGAAGTGGACTGAGGAGCGCAAGCAGGAGTTCAGCAAGAAGATGAAGGCGCAGTGGGCTGACCCTGAGATCAAGGAGCGCCGCGTGGCAGCCACGCGCAAGGGCGTCGCAGAGATGGGTGAGCAGGGAAGAAAGCGGCGTAACGCCAAGGTGAAAGAGTACATGGCTCAGCGCACGCCAGAGCAGGTGCAGGCACATGTCGAGAAAACCGCCGTCGCCCTACAGAAAGGGCGCGAGGAATACCAAGCAAAGCAGGCTGCCGCAAAAGAATAGCCTGTAAAGAGTATGGTGTTGTAGACTTCGCAGGGCTTTATCCCATAGACAAATGCGTTATGCTGTCTGGGTGGTTGGAATTTATGAGACGGTCTTTAGCACCCTCAGCAGCGACGCAACGCTGCAAACGGCGCTTGGAGGCACAGCCTCTAACAGAAAGATCTTCCCTATCCACCACAGGCAAAAGGAGTCCAGCCCTGCGATCAGGGTGGCAGTTCTGAATACGTCGAGCGATGTGGGTCATCCTATCGAGCGACCAGTTATCGACTTCCTGATCGACTCAGGCGCAGGGGTCACAGAACTGAACACCATCTCAAAGCGGATGGACGAACTAATGAATAGGCAGAGGTTGGCTATTGGCAGTCCAAAGACCGTCATCCACCTTTGTCAAAAAATTTTCGAGAGAGACTCGTGGGAGCCAATCTCGAACCAATACAGACGGATCGTTAGGTACGCCCTGACGGTCACCAACTGAAGGAGATAACCAGTGCTTACACTTGGCAGTGGTAAGGTATACGCAGCGGCTTATAGCGGCACTGCGGCAGCGGGGTCATGGGACCTTGCAAGCATCGACACCTACTATCCAACGACATACGGAACTTCAGGTCTCTACCTCATTGGCGAAGTTGGCGGCGACGTCGAGTTCAACATTGAGTTCCAGGAGAAGGAGTTCAACGGTCAGGCTAACTTCCCAATCGCTAAGGGCTTCTACGGTGGCAAGGTTAGCCTTGGCGCCAAGAAGGTCGAACTCGATTTCGGAAACCTGAAGCGCCTCCTTGGCGCAACCCAGTCCTCGGGGACTGACAACAACGCAGAGACTTACGCCGAGACTGGCACGTTCACCACTGGTGCAACGCCTGTACCGCCTGCTCTCTACGTTCGATTCGAGCACACGCGCTCGGATGACCCTTCAAAGAAGGTAAAGATTCACCTTTGGAAGGCATTCAGCATGAAGTTGACCTATCCGTTCACCCGCGAAGACATCGCGACGCAGGATATCGACTTCAGCGCTATTGCTGACCGCAAGACGACAAGCGGCGTGAGCACTTACAAGGTGTTCACCGTCGAAGTAGAGTGAGGTAATACCCAAATGCTGACGCTTGGATCTGGTGTACTTAAGGCAAAGGCTTGGACCGCTGGAGGATACTACAGCGGACAGGTAACTGGCACTATTACCCTAACGGGCGCCAGCACTGGGGGCTCCCTGTCAGACGGGACCTATTACGTGCAAGTCATGGCAAAGAACCTCATCACGGGTTCTAACTATGCGGAAGGAGAGCCGTCCGCTGAGGCGTCAATTACCCTCAGCGGCGGCACTTCGACCCAGAAGATTACGGTCGCTTGGACCAACGTCTCTGGGGCTGAGGCATACGACATCTACGTTGGTAACGCAAGCGGTCAGTGCTTCCGCCAGGTTGTCAATACCACGACCAACACGGGGCACCAGATCACTGCTGCCTTGGTCCAAACCGATCAGCGCGCGTCAGATCGCGGTCTTATCAGTATTGGTGAAATTGGCGGCGACGTTGAGTACAACATCGAATTCCAAGAGAAGGAATTTTACGGGCAGGCTAACTTCCCTATTGCTAAGTACTTCTACGGCGGCAAGGCTGCCATCTCCGCAAAGAAGGTAGAACTAGATCCTCTGGCTCTTGTTCGCCTTATGGGCTTGAATTTGACCCCGTTCTATAACAGCACTGCTGGGCGATGGGAGGATCAGATTGATCCTTCTATTAACATCTCGCTTAAGCCCCTGTACCTTGAGTTCACCCATACGCGCACGGACGCCTCTGGGACGGTTAAGGTCGTGGCTTCGAAGGGCTGCATCTACAAGTTGCCCCTCCCGTTCGTTCGTGAAGATATCGCTACCATGGATCTCGACTTTACGCTACAATATGATTCAACCGTCGACAACCTTGTCACGGTGACAGTAGCGTAAATATAGGAGGTCTCAATGGCGGCAAACACGCTAAGCGCGGCGCAAGGTAAAAGCGCGCTCACGCTGAACGATCTGGCTCTGCTGGAGGATCGATACGGTTCTCTCTCAGACATTGACTTCACACGCTTCTCGATTCTTCGTACCGTTCTCTGGCTTTCGATTCGAAAGGCTGAGAAGGATATTACTGAAGAGCAGGTTGGCGAGCGATTTGACCTAACCAATCTTCTGACCGAAGTACAACCTGTCCTGAAGGCAAGTGGTCTTGCCGCTGGAGAGGATGATGCAACGGGAAAAGCCAGCGCGGTCTAGGCTGGAAAGATTTAGAATGGGGGCAAGTAATGGCATCGTTTGGAGAAGCGTACGGGTTTACGCCTGAGCAGTTCTTCTGCCTTACCTTGCCACAACTTGCTGAGTACGGCGAATACGCCAAGCGGCAGTCAGACCGCCTGAAGGAAAATTCCAAGAAGTCTGGCGGCACGTCTGGGAACACCCAAAGCATTTCCTCACTAGACGAACTTGTTGCTCGCTATGGAGAGAAGTCTCCAGAAAAGAAGCCTAAGTAGTTATGGCTAATAACGAGCAACTAAATCTAGACCTGCGGGTCAACTCTGCGCAACTTGTGCAGGGTCTCACTACCGCCATTGCGAGCCTGACGGCACTACAGCAGTCTCTCAATGGCGTAGCCCCAGCAGCGAAGTCTGCGGCAAGCGGGTCTGACCAGGCTAAGACATCTATTGCGAGCACTGGTCAGTCAGCCGCATCAGCAACAAATCCAATCACCGCAATGGCGGCTGCCCTACGCGCGGCTGCGACGGTAGCGAACGCGACAGGGACGGGTCTAAAGACCGTTGGTCAAAGCGCATACAACGCTGGCGTTGGGGTTCAGGCTTCAGGATCAAAGATGCAGACTGGGCTTCAGGGAACCCTTGGTCTGGTCAATACACTTGCTGCTCGAATTGGCTTGATTGGGACTTCTACCAGCGTTGCGGCAATAGGGTTTGCAAAACTTAGGGCGGCAATTGGAGGGTCACTCTCTGGGATCACTCCGCAGGCTGGGGCAGCAAGCGCTGCAATCTCTGGGATCGGCTTGGCACTACAAAGAATCGCAGGGGTTGGTGCCTCAGTTGGCGGAATCCTTGCTGGATTCTCTGGCGCTATGTTCTCCCGATTTGGTCAGGGTATTGGGAATATGGCAAGCCGTCTGCAAGGATTGGGCGGCACGGGCAGCGGCGCGTTTGGTCGAATGGCTTCTGCCGCACAAGGTGTTGTTAGTAAAATTGCGTCAGCAGTTCAGAAGTCCGCCGCCCTTGCGACGGGCATTGCATCAGCGGCGGGGAAACTAAGCGGATTCAGCGGGCTTGCTGGAATCGTTGGCAACTTTGCAAAGATGGCAAAGCAGGTTGGCGCGGTCTATCTCCAAGCGAAAGCGATGACGGCAATGACCCAATCGCTAGACCACCTTGCCAGCGGTATTATTGACTTCAACTCAACGCTGCAAACGGCTAACGTCGCGTTTGAAACGCTTATTACAAATGAAATTCGCCGCGGAGTCGTAGCCGCTGGAGACCTGAAGACTGCGCTTGATGGCGGCACGGACAAGTTTGGCAACGATATGAAGGGCATCAACAAGGTCTGGACCGAGACCATGGGCATCTACACTGCCACGACGCAGGCTGGGGGTCCATCTCCGTTTACCAAAGACAAAGAGGCTGGATCAAATCTAAAACTAACAATTGAAGACTTGATTCAGTCGTACAATAAGTTGAAGGGTATTTCAAACGCTACCGCTGCGGATGTTCAGCAGGCAGCGCTAGAGCAGCCTGGGTTCTTTACCCAGGTAGTTGAAGGAACTGAAGCGGCAAAGCACGCCGCTCAAGACTACGTAACGTTGCTGAAGAACTATGCGAACGTAACGCCGTTCCGCTTCCCAGAAATTCTGGACATGTCGAAGAAGATGCGCGCGTACGGATTTGCCGCGGAAGAGACAGTTCCCGCCATCAATGCCATTGGTGAAGCGGTTGCTGCAATGGGCGGTAGCGAAGAGCAGATGCAGCGCATTGGTTATGCCCTTGGGCAAATGCGAAACAGCGGTCGTGTCTACCAGCGCCAAATGATGCAGTTGGCAAATGCTGGTATCAACGGTTATGAAATCCTTGGCGAGCAATTGTTTAAGAAACTTCAGGCTGGATCTGAGGACGCTGTTGAGTTGGCAAAGAAGGCGACGTCGCTTGGGTTTGACGTCACAAAGGGCTTCTCTGTTGAAGCCGTGCGAGCCCTTACAAGGATTGGCGCACTTGGCGGCAGGGGCGCGGCGGACGCGCTTCTAACAGGAATGCAGGACCGCTTCCAGGGATCACAAGACAGGCTTGGTAACACGTTTGCTGGCGCAATGGCGACCATTGCAGACACCTCCCAAACCCTTATGGCGACGTCGTTTAAGCCGTTCTTTGATTTCATGGGTAGCGAAGACCCAAACAGCCTAGGTTTTATCCAAAAGTTTAAGGACTTGCTCCTCAGCCCTGAACTAGCGAATGGCGCAAACACTATTGCGGCAGCAATGGATAAGTTCCTTAACGCCGTCACGGGCGGCAAAGGTCCGCAGGTCCTTATCGACGGTATTGCGCAAGGCTTTAAGATTGTAGCGGCAGTGCTATCTGAATTTGTCTTCCCAATTATTAACTACCTCAGCCAAGTTACGCAGTTCTGGATCAACGTCATTGGCGGCGCACTCCAGCCACTTCTTGGAATTGTGGATACATTTGCCGTAATCTTTAACGGTGTAGAGCAGGGCGGACAAAAGACTCAGGGCATCTTTGAGATGCTTATGGGAATATACGACAGCCTACTTGCCCCAATGATTGCAATTGTCTCTGCTATCGCAGATGGATTTACCATGATGTTCCAGGGATTGTTCACAACAATTCATGGAATCATCGAGCCATTGCAGGTATTGATCTCAGCACTATTCGCAGCGTTTGAGGCACTTTCTCCAATCATCACCTTCATTGGCGCATTTATTGGTCTCATTAGCGGTCTGCTAGGCGTAGTGTTCAATGTCGTGGCTGGAATTGTCACGGGAATCCTGAACGCGTTCCAGCCTATCTTTGTATTCATTGGCAATCTCTTTGGTCAGTTTGCTGGGCTTATTGACATCATCCAGCAAAATGTCATGCCGCTTATCATGTTCCTAGGAAACATTATTGGAAAAGTCTTTGGGTTCTTTGGATCAATCATTGGGGCAATCATCTCTGGTCCGCTCTCCATCTTGAGCACCGTCATGGGCGCAATTGTTGGGGCAATTGGATTTGGGGTTAAGGCTGTGGCTGGATTCTTCGCAGGAATCATCAACGGCATCATTGAAAAACTGAACATGCTCGTAGACGTGTACAACGCCACCCTTGGAAACGTCTTTGGCAAGATGGAGCGACTCAAGACGGTTAAGGTAGACATCTTCACGGAAACTAAGAGCAAGACAAGCGCTGCTGTCTCTGGCTCTGGCGTCGCGCCAAACGCGCCATACACGCTCGACGACCTCTTCAACCCAAACCTGCCAGCCGTTGGCGACATGCGCGGTGGTGTAACCAAGCCTAAGAAGGGCGGCGGTGGTGGTGGCGGAAAGAATAAGTGGGACGACTTTGATGCAAAGTTGAAGGCTTGGATTGATAAGGTAAAGTCTGAAACGAAGAAGATGTATGAGGTTGAGATTGATGCAATCGAAGACCTCAAGAATGCGCAAAAGAAACAGTTCGAGAGCACGAAGGAGGCTGCCAAGCGAGCACATGAGCAGCGCATGCGTCAGTTCGACGATGAGAAGACTGCCCAAGACCGCTTCTTTGACGACGCACTAGAAGGCATCAACGATCAGCGGGACGCGCTCAACAAGGCAAGCGACGAGCGCAAGAGTGAGGACGACCGCGCTAAGTTGGAGCGAGACCTTGCATTCGCTATCGCCCAGCAGGCATCTGGAACTCTTGACCCGCTTGAGGCTGCCCGCAACGTTGCTGAGGCTCGCGCAGCCCTAGACGACTTCAACCTAAGCGCCCAGGAGCAGGCTGCTCTCGACGCCCTGGACGTTCAGGCTGAGGCAATCGACGACCAGAGGGAACTGTGGGAGCGGGACTACGCTGATCGAAAGGATGCGGAGAAGCGCGCCTACGACGATGCGCTCCAAGCACTGGAAGACCAGCATACGACCGCTATGGACCTAATGACGGCGCAGCAAGAGGCGCTCAAGACGCAGATGGAAGCGGACCTGCTTGCCTTTGAGAACAACGTGATGGACATGGCAGCGCTCCTGAAGCAGGGCAAGATGACGGGCGCAGACTTTGCCAAGGAGACTCTTAAGGAGTTTGAGACCCTTGGAAACAACTACGAGGAGATTGGCGAGACGCTAGGAAAGAACCTTGCCTACGGTCTACAGAAGAGCAAGAAGGTAATGGACACCGCCGCCAAGGAACTTGCTGCAATCATTGCCAAGTACCTTAAGGTTAAGAGCCCAACCGAGGCTGGACCGCTGGCTGAGGATCAGAGCAACTGGGGCAGCAGGCTCGCGAAGAACATGCTCACGGGTATGAAGGACACCTTCAAGGGCGACTTTGCCATGAAGATTGGTCTTGGAGACTTCGTCAACCAGTTGACAGGGGTCAAGCCCATGAAACTTGGACTTGAGGGTACAATGGGCAACGTGACTGTCATGAACTTCAACTTTGCGCCAGGAAGTATCCGCGACGACAAGGATATCTACGCCTTGGCTGAAGCCGTCGAGAAGAGGATGACCCGCACCCTGAGGCAGCGCTAATGTCATACGAAGTACTGTGGACCCAGTACGGCGGGTCAGCCGTCGACATCACGGATCAGGTTGACTTCACCTCCGTAAGCCTAGAGCAGAACGCCAGCGGGATTAACTCCCTATGCCGCATGGACGTTTTCACATTGCTGCCATTCGGAACTGGGCAATACACAAAGCGAGAGTTCTCTGTCAGGGATTTGATTCGCGTCAGGGATACAGCCCTTGGTGGCGATGCCCAGTGGCTCTTTAGCGGGTTCGTCACGTCGATCTCCCCATCGCAGGAAGGCGACCACGTCGTTCAGTCTCTTGAACTCGCTGACTACACGTCTATCTTTGACGTAGTAGTGATTGACGACATGACGGTTGCGGAGCGAACCTCTGACGTTCAGGTGATTGCCCAGATCTTTGCGCACGTAGACGGCATCACCAGCACGCCTATCTGGCAGATGTGCGCCCTCGACCACCAGCCAACCGCCACAGATATCCCATACATCCGCAGCACGTCGCAGTACGTCTTCTCTAACCCTGACACCTACCTTGTTGAGCGCTACCAGGGAATGACGGTCAAGCAGGCGTTGGAGTCAGTCATCTCAAAGACGGGCTACACCTACTGGGTAGACGAGGCGCTGAACTTCCACTACGCAAAGAGCAACGTGCGAGACATCATGACCAACGGCAGCGCCGTAAACAACACCGCAGGATGGACGGCAGCACCCACTGGAACAGCGCTGACGAGGGAGACCTCTGGCGGTCCGTTCAACAGCGGAACATACCTACGCTTCGAAGTCACTGGTTCTCCAACTGGAGAGCAGGAAGTCTATGTCCCAACCACAGTGACGGGCGACTACGCCACGACCTATATGGTCACATTCCGCTATCGAACAAGCAACAACGATAGCGGGCAGGCGCATCCTCAGATTCACCTACATTGGGTGCAGTCCCCATCAACGACAATCCACGACACGCACTTGGCTCTGGAGAAGTCTCAGACAGAATGGACAACTGGCTGGTTCATGTCTACGCATACCAACAGCGCCCCAAACACCATTCGGCTATCGCTCACGATTGGAAAATCTTCGTCTAGCGGTGCCCGCCAAGAGCGCATCGACATCACGGATATCCAGGTCATCCCTATCGACACAACGTTTGGATTCCTTGAAACAGGAAAGAGCGTTGCAAACCACGGGGACGCAGACGGCTTCATTTGGAACGACTTTGAGAACCCTTCCACGACTATTGAAGGTGCTGACGCCAAGAACGCTGTCCGCGTCTATGGTGCTTGGGAGAACCCAACAACGCACAACCTGTATAACGAATACGAGCACCCCCGCGGCGTATGGGCTATGCGCGGCAGAAAGATCTACGCGAACATCTTTGACCAGAGTGTCATCGATGACATTGGCTCTGCATATCGAGCCGCTGGAACGTTTGAGAAAGAGGGAGTTCCGCTCCGCACCGTTTCCTTTGACCATCAGACTGAACACACCAGCCTTCGCGCTGGAAACGTCGTCCCATTCATCTGGGAGACTGGCGACATCGCTGAGCCGTTTATCGTACGAACAAACTCTGCCACCTACGAGGGAACAAGGTTCTTCTGGTCAAGTGAACTGGGCGGAGATCCTACAATTACTCAGACGCGGCTCTACGCGGTCAACGTTGCCGTCCAGAACCTACAAGACTACGTCACGGACGCGATTGCTCCGCAGCCACCAGTTTCAGACCCAGTTACATCCGCCGCACCAGTCCTTAGCGCGGCAACAGCGAAGATTGACAACGATGGCAACGCAAAGTCTGTCGTTACCGTCACCTGGTCGCCAAACACTGAGCCAGACCTTCGTTCCTACCGTGTCGACTTCGCTGAGGCAGACACCGCGGTAGACGCAGCAAACTTCACTGCTCCAACGCAGCAGATTATTCCAAGGAACCAATCAACGGGAACTGGCGCACCAGCGACGATTACCGCAAACTACAATGCCCCCTCTGGAAAGTACGTTGCTGCACGAGTCGTTGCAACAGACTTTATGTCCAACGCCTCCCTGCCATCTACTGCGGCTGCTGGCGCATCTAATGCCATCCTTGCTCCGTTGGATACCGTGCCGCCAAACCCACCAACAAACATGCTTGCAACATCAAGTATTGCCTCAGTGCTCATCTCGTGGGACTTTGATCTCACTGTCACGGATAACAAGGACTTTTCTAAGTTCAAGTTGCAGCGCGTAAGCAACTCGACTAACTCGTTCCCCGCATCCGCATGGGCTGATGCGACGCTTCAAACGTACCTTTACGAGTCGTCTTCTGTGGTCCACCCAGTAACTGCCCAAAGCGAAAGCGCAAGTTCAGAGAACAGCCAATACGGTCGATTCTATTGGTATCGAGTGCTAGCAATTGACAATTCTGGAAACGAGAGCACGTGGGCATATGTCAACGGGGACGAAACGCCTGACTCTTCAGATTCGGTTGCCGCGGGAAAGGTTAACTCCGTAGACATCGACAGCATCAATGCTGGAGACATCACTTCTGGTTCGCTGACTCTCACCCCGCTTGGCGCGACCAGCGAGGCAATTATCACAAACGTATCTGGGAACGGGACAACCGTAACCTACACCGCTGATAACTCATTTTCTGTTAGCGGAACCGTCACCATAACTGGGGTCGACCCAGTCGCCTACAACCTCACAAACGCTACGGTTGCATCAGCAACGGCGACGCAGTTTACGGTGACAAGCAATGCCATTGGGACATACGTTGGGGGCGGTGTGGCATACCTGCGCACAAGCACTGCCGCAATCCAGTCAACAAACTTCAGCGTCAGCAACTCTGGCTCCGTCATCGCCTCAGACATTACGCTGCAAAACTCAGCAACATTCTCCCAGAGCGACGGGGCGGTCCTAAACACTCTTGGGCTTGTCAAGATGAAGCCGCAGCCAGTAACTGTCAGCGGAGTGACGACCAACGTAGGCGGATCTTCGATCCAGGTAGTCCCTGAATCTGGTTCTCTTGACTACTCCCTATGGACAGTAACCGCAATCTCCCCAGCGTCGTGGGCTTCACAGGGAACCGTGACTACCACAATTGGTGCAAACCACACGATTGGCGTTGGGGCGTACGTCTCGTGGCATAACTGCGGCATCACTAATGGAGACTCGCAAGACGAGGCGCACCGTGTAACGGCAGTGGATAGAGCCGCTGGGACCATTACTACAGTCATGCCCTACGCTGGGTCCAGGACTCTTACAAGCCCATCGACGTTGCGCGAGTACAAGAACCTGACGCTTGTTGCACCAGGCGGTCTGTTTGTCTCCGCCTCATCGACCAGCAGCACCGCCCCAGGAATTCTTGGAACTGGTGGGCTTGCCCTGGGAACAACAATGAATCGACTGGGAACGGGATCTGGCGGTGGTTACCCAATCCCAGCAGATGGCGAGATGGTGTTCCTCACTGTCCCATCAAGTGGTCCAAAATACACTGGCGGCGGAAACCTCTACCAGAGCGCCACAAACACAATCCGAACCAGCGGATCGCTTGCTGTAGGTAACGACTTAACAGTTGGCAGTGAACTAGGAGTTTCTGGGGGCATTAATGCATTCTCCGTTGTTGCTAACGGAGGCGGTCTATACGCTGATGCCCCATCTGGCGGCTACGCCGCTTTGTTTTTCAGAAACGTATCAGACGCAACGCTTGCAAACATTGCAGTAAATTCTAGCGGTATTTTTACCTTCAGTTCGGGGTCTGCCGTCAACCAAGCAGGCAACATTCGAGCCGACCGAATCTACCCAGGAGATCAAACAGATTATTATATGGACTACAACAGTGGTAGTGATGGGCTCGCGGCTGGTGGAATTAGGTTCAATACGAGTATTTCCCTACTTGCCAACTCAGCATATATGCAAAGAAGTACCCCAGTCACCTTTGCTGGTCTCAGCGCTACGTGGCAAGGGCTGGAAGCATCAACAGATTCATGGAAACTCAGGATTGCCTCCTCATCAAGGAGATACAAGACAGGAATTACTGATCTTGACCAAAATGTCCTTGACGCCGTAAAGCGCTTGCGACCAGTTCACTACAGCGGCATGCACGGCGATGAGATTTACGGTCGACGCCTAGGATTCATCGTTGAGGAGATGGAAGAGGCTGGACTGGACTGCGTAGTCATTAAGTCAGAGGGGCTTGCAGAAGGATACGACCAGATGGGCGTGGTCGCTGCGCTTCTTGGCTGGGTTCGAGAACTAGAGGGACGCGTTGCGGAACTAGAGGGTCGCTAAGCCCCATTTTTCCGTAGACCTCCAAACGGTTGAAGTAGTGTAACAATGAGGTATTGTTACAGTCATGCCAACCGCAAATCAGATTGCCGCAGACGCTTCTCTTGCTCGTATCGAGGCACGCCTTGAGTCGATTGAGAACCGCCTTGGCTTTATGGAGCGGGAAATGGCAGAAACTCGCGGGGCATACCGCCTTGCCAAGTTTGTGATCGCCCTTTTGGGGATCTCAGGCTTGAGCGGGATTGCGGCATTCCTCGCCAACAATAAGTAAGGAGCAAACATGAGCGTTCTTGATTCGATTTCCGCATGGCGCGCTGGCACAGACCTTGACGAGGCAGTGCTCGATGCGATGCGCACGTTTATTACGGTAAGCATTTCTGTTGCGCTTGGTCTTGGCATTCCACTTCTCGACATCAGCGGCGGCGACTTCCGCACCGTGGTGTCCGCTGGTCTTGCCTCAGGGCTCCAGGTGCTGGTAAAGTATCTTGACCCAAACAACACCGCCTACGGTCTCCAGAAGAAGGAGAAGGTCGTCGTTGATCCTGAGGACGAGGTTCAGTTTCACGCGTAATTAGTTTAGTAAAGGAGAACTATCATGGGTGTACGTTTTAAGGTAAAGTCGCAACTCGATCACATTGAGAAGGGCGGCATTCTAGACGACTGCGGTCCGTCAAGCCTTGCGGCTGGCGTATCGTGGGCTTCAGGCTACACCCGTGAGTTCTCAGCCGCAGATGGCATCCAGTGGAAGAAGAAGGTCACAGGTCAGAAGGACGTCGATGGCGTCTCTGACAACGGCTCCTCGTTGGCTCAGTTGGCGAAGGTTGCTAACGCAATGGGTGCACGCGCGCGCTGGGCAAAGTCGTGGGAAGACGTCGTGGCATCTGCGCAGCACGGCGCAGCCATTGGCGTCTGGGTACAGCAGCCAATTGGATACCCAAAGGGTCTAGAGGTCAGCGAATGGCACACCAAGTGGGGAAAGTATTGGGCAAAGAAAAATCCTAAGCACCTTAAGGCTGGCTATGGTCATATGACAATGGCTGGCTGGGATGAAGAGTTTGGCTGGCAGTGGGCGTGCCCAACTCGCTCTGGCAAGGGCAAGGAACAGTTCGCTGTTCAGGTGACTGAGGCGCAGTTGAAGGCAATTGCTGACTCCAAGCGCGTAAGCGGCAAGGACAAGGCGGAGCCGCACAAGCACTGCCTTATCATCACATGGGATAGGAGCAAGGATGTTGTTGCGGCACCAGTAGCCCCAGCCCCTGCTCCAGCAGCCCCCGTACAGGCACCTACGGCGCCCGCTAAGGCGTGTTCGTCCTGCGGCTGCATCATTCACCCAACCAGGTAAATCTCACGCTCTAGGAGGCGGAAATCATGACCCCTGTAAAGCGCACCCTAATTGAGTTTTGGGCGACCTGGTGCCAGCCCTGCAAGGTCCAGCATACGGAACTAGATCGACTTGCGGAACTGCGCAAAGAAGTAGAGGTTCTGCGCTACGACATCGCCAAGCATCCTGACCTCGTTGCAAAGTATGATGTAAAGACTGTTCCTTACATCATCTACGAAGAGGAGGGGCAATCACCCCTTGACGCCGCAGGTCTACATACGGCAGAGAAGTTGATTAAGAGGTTTGGTCTGTAATCTGGCATCTTGCGCACTGATGGGTGCGTATGTGTTATGATGTGGTTGCTGGGTTTCCAGTAACGTACTAGGAGGTTGAAGTATGGATTCAGTGTTTAACGGCGATGTCGCCAGCGCACTATTCAACACACTTATTACCGTTACCGTACCCGTTCTGGTTGCCTGCCTTGTGCTTGGCGTAAAGCATGTTGCAGATTTCCTCCGCGCCAAGGCTGGCAAGGAGCAGTGGGCATTCATCGAAACGCTGAGCGCAAGTACGGTTTCAGCAGTTGAGCAGAAACTTGCGAGCGCAGACGGCTCTCTCAAGAAGACGCAGGCTGTCGATATCCTGAAGCAGCACCTCAAGCGTCATGGGATCACCCTGACTGACGACACCATCTCAGCCACCATTGAGGCATCCGTCAAGGCTGCAAAGGATGCGGCTGCCCGCTAGGGCGCCCTTCCAGAACGGAGATTCGAAATGCCAAACAAAGGTTTCTTCTGGTCGGAGTCGGCAATCGCAGATTTAACAAGACTTTCTAGGGAAGACTTCCGCATCAAACATCCCAAAGTCAGCGCCAACTCCTACCGCCAAAGGTTGGCGGAAGAGCGCAAGAAGATTGCGGTAGATCCAGAGACTGCAATGCAGATTAGGCATGACATCGCTCCCGTCAAGCCAGCAAAGTTAACTTACTTAAAGCGCATTGGTAAGGCTCCGTCAACAAAGCGGGGCGAACTAGTTGTCGCGGCTGGTGACTTCCAGTTCCCGTTTGAGGACGAGGCGGTATTTGCCGCGTTCCTTACCTTCCTTGCGGCTGAGCGACCTGACCGCATTGTCCTCACAGGAGACATCCTTGACCTTACAAGCGTGTCAAACTTTGATCGCGACCCGCGCCTAGGGATGCCTGTGCAGGATGAGTTGGCTCACGCGCACGCTCGATTGGCTGAGATTCGTTGCGCCGCTGGTGAAGATGCGCGGATCTTCTTCGTCTACGGAAACCACGAGGCGCGAATGTCGAAGTGGCTTTCCCGTAAGGCTCCAGAACTCGTAGGCATGGTCGACGCAGAGGGGCACGAAGTTCTCTCGCTTGCAAACATGCTGCGCCTAGACCACCTGAAGATTACGCCGTGCCTCTCAGAGGGCGTAGCGTACGCTGGTCCAGAGCACCTTCGCTCCTACTACAAGATCACAAAGGACCTCATTGCCACACACGGGACATACTCCCGAACTGCTGGCGGCGCAGCCTCAATCCTCCCTATCGTTGACGCTGCTGGCGTTAGCGTTGTGGGTGGTCATGACCATTCTCAGGGCATGGCGTTCATGTCCCGCGGCGGATTCGCTGAACTAGAAGAGAAGAAGTTGGTCGCCATCTCTACGGGGATGATGTGTCGCAGGACGGAGTTGGGCTACCTTGCTCAGCATCAAGTCAGCCGCTGGGCTGCTGGCTTTGCGGTCATTGAACTGTGGGGGACTGAAGAAGGCGAATGGCAGCCAGACTTTGCCTCTTGGACTGGTAAGGAACTTGTGTGGCGTGGACGACGCTACGAGGGTAAGGCTACCGCCTAAGCACCCGCAGGATCGCCTTAGAGATGTTTCCTAGGGCTGAGGTGTGGAGAATATCTCGCCAAACGGTCAAGCCGTAGGAGATCATTCCGTGCTCCTGCTCCACGTCCCCAGGGTAGAAATATGGGTACGGGACTGATCCAGAGCCAGTCTTTCCGCCTCCGTAGTATTCGTAACGCATCTGCGCATCCATCTCTGTGCCGTAGACAAGATTGAACTGGCTGCCAGTGATGACGCCCTTATAGATAGCCCCAGGCGCCTCTGGGCTTGTAAGGCTATTCACCAACGCACCAGTATCGACTGGAGTCCTTGCGGCAATCTGTGGGGCAAGGTTGTTATAGATGTAGCGGTCGATGACCTTAGACGCAGCCGCTAGCGCCTCTCCGCGCTTCGCAGCC